CTTTCCTTTTCTAACCCACAAAACACCTCGATCGCCCACGATCAGGCTGGATCGCTTTGAACAAATTTGAAAAAGAATTGATCGACTCAATTCAGACTCAATCAGAATTAGGGGGTGTGAAAACACCGCGTATTCACTCTCCATTGAATAATTTACCGTCAAAAGGTCATGAAATGATTGACTTTGCAGCTGAAATAGGCATCCCGTTAATGGATTGGCAAAAGTTTGTGGCTATTCATGGCCATAAGGTCAAGCCAGATGGTCGCTGGCATCATTCTGAAGCTGGGCTATTGATCGCACGCCAAAATGGTAAGTCCACATTTATGATGTTGCGTATCCTGACCGGCATGTATGTTTGGGGAGAAAACCTACAGCTATCCTCTGCTCATAGATTAACTACATCATTAGAAACATTTAGACAAATGGTTGGCCTAATTGAAAATAATGACAAATTAGCATCTGAAGTAAAAAAGATTAGATGGCAGCATGGTGCTGAGGAATTAGAATTAAAAGGCAATAGACGATTTGTTGTAAAAGCAGCTAACAATGCATCAAGAGGTATTTCAGCTCCATCTAGTATTCATCTTGATGAGTTAAGAGAATATAAAGATGAAGATGCTTGGTCATCAATGCGCTATACCATGATGAGTTCCAAAAATCCGCAGGTTTGGATTTACAGTAATGCCGGAGATCAGCATTCTGTAATTCTTAATAAACTAAGGGAGCGTGCATTAGCAGCTAGCACAAATCCTTTAGATACGATAGGTTGGTTTGAGTGGAGTGCTGAACCTGATTCGCCAATTACCCTTCCGTCGGGTGAAATCAATTGGCCAGCATTTGCTCAAGCCAATCCGTCGCTTGGAACAACTATTCATCCAGATAATTTAAAAGCAGTTATTAATGATCCGCCTGATATTGTAAAAACTGAAGTATTGTGTTTATGGGTCGATACAATAAATTCAGCTATTGATGTTCAAAAATGGAATTTATGCCAGACTGACCCAATACCATTAGACCCTGACAAACCGACTTGGTTAGGACTTGATTTATCGCCTGATCGTAAATTTGGAGCTTTAGTGGCTACTCAGAAATTACCAGGAGAAAAATTTAATTTAGTTTTACTTCATACATGGTCAAACGATTATTCAATCAATGATTTAGCGGTTGCAAACGATATTGCTCCGTATGTAAGAAAATATAATGTTCAGACTGTCGCTTATTCCAAAAGGACTGCACAAGCCGTCGCAAGTCGGTTAGTTCCTGCTGGAATTCCCATTACAGATATGGATGGGGCGATATATGCTGAATCATGTGATCGATGGTTAGGCGCAATCAATTCCCATCGATTACAGCACGGGGGTCAAGACGAACTGACCCAACAAACACTTTCCGCTGCGAAGCTGCCCTATGGGGATGGGTCATGGATCATCGGAAGGCGTGCAAGTAGAGTCGCAGTTTGTGCAGCTGTGGCATCTGCTTTAGCAACCTATTTTGCAACACAGGTAGAAACGGAAGTTGACATACAAATAGCATAATATATTGACTTTATGGTATATTATATGCTAATGGGATTATTTGATAGATTTAGAGCAACGCAAGAAAATCCAGTTGATGTAGCTGCATCACTCTCACCTTACAACGCTCAACAGTTAGTTGGCGGAATTTTATTTGGAACAACAACTGCAACTCGCGAACAGTATATGGCCATCCCATCTGGTGCACGCGCTAGAAATATAATTTGTTCAACAGTTGGTTCGCTCCCTCTTGAGCAATACAATCATTTTACAAATGAACACATAAGACCAAATCGTGTAATTATGCAACCAGATCCAAGAGTTGCAGGCTCAGCAATTTATGCTTGGATCGCTGAGGATCTTTTATTTTACGGCGTTGCGTATGGAATGGTAATGGATTCTTATGCTGCAACTGATGCTTCAAGAATTAGAGCATGGACAAGAATTGCGCCAAATAGAGTTTATGCTTCATTAAATGCTAACTCAACTGAAATTGATTATTATACAGTCGATGGTAAGCGAGTGCCACCATTTGGAATTGGATCTCTAATTGTATTTAACGGATTAGACGAAGGAATTCTAAATCGAGCAGGTCGTACAATTAAAGCAGCAGCAGAATTAGAAAAAGCAGCTGAAATGTATGCCAAAGAGCCAATGCCACAAATGGTTCTTAAATCAAATGGAACAAATTTAACTCCAGAGCGTATTACAAAATTATTAGAGTCATGGAAAGCATCAAGATCAACAAGATCAACTGCATTCTTAAATGCTGATGTTGAATTACAGGCTTTAGGATTTGATCCTGCCAAACTTCAACTCAATGAAGCTCGTCAATACTTAGCTCTGGAAATTAGCAGAGCATCTGGCATTCCTGCATCATTTGTATCTGCTGAAACTACATCAATGACTTATTCAAATATGACAGCCGAAAGAAAAGCACTTATTGACTTTTCATTACGACCAATTTTAACTGCAATTGAACAAAGATTGTCTCAAGCCGATTTCTGCCCTAATGGAATTGAAACTCGATTTGATATTGATGATTTCTTGCGTGGTTCAGCATTAGAGCGTGCGCAAGTTTATGAAATACTAAACAGAATCGGCGCAATGAGCGTTGAGCAAATCCAAGAGGAAGAAGACTTAATCCGATGAAGATTAATTTCCCGATAACACTAACAGCAGCCGATAGCAAAAGGCGTACTTTAACTGGTCGCATTGTAAGCTGGGATGAAAAAGGCTTTACCAGCGCAGGTGCAACAGTATTTGAGAAAGATAGCATTGACTTCTCAAAGCCAATTAAATTATTACTTGAGCATGATCGCACTCGACCAATTGGAAAGATGATCGATGTTACAGCTGACGATCAAGGTATTGAGGCAACATTCAAAGTTGCAGCAACTATTGCTGGCGATGATTCTTTATTAGAAGCAGCCGAAGGTTTAAGAGATGGATTTAGCGTTGGTGTAAAAATTAACGAATGGAAAAATGAAGAAGGCGTACTACGCATTAAGGCAAGTTCCTTACAAGAAGTTTCACTAGTAACCGAGCCAGCAATTGATTCTGCAAGAGTGGCGGAAGTTGCTGCAAGTGAAACACCAGAGAATTCCGAAGCAACCGCTGAGGATACAACAACAGAGGAGAACAAAGTGTCAGAGATTACATCTGAAGCTCCTATCGCGACCGAAGCGGTAGAAGCGGCACAAACTCCAGTTGTAACAGCCAACTATGTGGCATATACAAAGCCACGCGTTGATACAAATGTTACAGCTGGACAATATCTATCAGCACAGGTTCGTGCTATTCAAGGCGATACAGATGCACGCGATTTAGTTGCTGCATTACAAATTGCAACAGTAACTGAAAACACAGGATCTGTTCCACCTAACTATCTACGCGATGCAATTGGAATTATTGATTCATCTCGTCCATTTATTGATTCAATTGAGCGCGCTCCGCTTCCAGCAACTGGTATGAAGGTGTTTACGCCTGTACTTGGGGCTCAAGCCACAGTAGCAGAAACAGCCGAAGGTGCAGAATTTTCATCAACTGATACAGCTGTAACTTATCAGGAAGATTCAGTAGTTAAGTTTGCTGGCGCTAATATAGTCAACGTTGAGCTATTTGATCGCGGATCGATAGATGGTGGATCATTCGCTGATCTATTAGTTCGTGAGTTAGCAGCATCTTATGCACAAAAGACTGATGCTTATGCATTAGGTCTTGCACGCGATACAGCAGAAGGATCATCAGGAGCATCAATCTATGCAGCAATTGCTGATGGAATTGCAGATTCTTACAATGTAACTCGCTCAACCCCAAATCGTTTAGTTGTTGCTCCTACAGCAGCTGGAACTATTTCATTCACAGACTTACTTTCAGCTGTAGATGGTTCACAAAGACCACTATTTGCTGCAGCATTGCCACAAAACGCAGGTGGTTTGATTACACAAGGTTCAACACAAGGAACAGTTGCAGGACTTTCATTGGTTGTAGATCCTAACTACACAGGCGACAAATTTGCAATGGTTTATCCATCAAATGCAATGAGATTCCATGAGTCAGGAACAATTGAGCTTCGTGCAAACATTGTTGCTAACGGACGCATTGAAATCGGCCTATACGGATATGTATGCGTAGTCAAGCGCTACCCAACAGCATTCCGTAAGCTAACAGTAGCTTAATTTAACTGAGTGCCTATGGTTGCTCCCGATCATAGGCATCCTTTAATGGGAGTAAGGAGATGACATGCCAACCATAATCACAGCCACCGAGTTGAGATCCGTGCTTGGCGTGTCATCTGCCTTGTATGACGACACTTACCTAAATGGAATTATTGATACAGCAGAAAACACTATTCTGCCAATGTTGGTTACATTCAAAAGCCCAATTCAAAAAACAGTATTAAACGATAATGTCGCTACTTTCACTACACTAGGTGTACATGAATTTACAGCCGGACAATCAGTCGTTATCGCAGGATGTGGAAGCCCATACAATGGAACACGAACAGTACTTGACACAGATCTTGGAGCATATACCTTCCAAGCTGCAATCACTAATGCCGATGTCGCAGAAGCAAATGTTATTCCAAGTGGAAGCGCGACTTTATCATCAGCATCAACTTATGTTGGAAACCAATCTGTTAGATCAGCTATCTTTGCAGTATCAGTCGAAGTCTTTCAATCAAGAGTCGCAGCCGGTGGACAAATTGAAGGAGTAGATTTTACAGCTAGCCCGTTTAGAATGGGTAGATCATTATTTAATCGTTGCGTAGGATTATTAGGGCCATATTTAGATGTTGAAAGCATGTGTCAATAAATGCCAGCATCAACAATTCTTTCAGCAGTTAGACAACCACTTGCCACAGCTTTAGCCGGTGTTGCAGGAAATGTTTATGCTTTTGTGCCAGAAACAGTTATTCCGCCAGCAGTTGTGTGCGTTCCACAATCGCCATACCTTGAAATTGAAACAATTGGCAAGTCAGTAATTCGTTGTCGTGTAAATATGACAATAACAGCAGCAGTTGCCTATAACAGCAATCCTGCATCTTTGGATAATTTAGAGCAACTTATTATGAGCATTCTGGCAGTTATTCCTAACGGATATGTTGTCGGATCGGTCGATAGACCAACAGTTACACAAGTCGGAGCATCAAATTTATTGATTTCCGATATAACAGTATCAACCTATTATCAACAAACAACCTAAGGAGCGGAAATGGCTACCACAGTAATTACTGGTCGGGATGTTACCTTTACCATCGGTGGTAACACATTCGACGCACAAGCTACAAGTGCAACTTTGACTGGCGAAATGGATCGTCAGACATACGAAACACTTGATGGAAAAGTCTATAAAGTTATAGACAACAACTTCACATTTGATGTTGAAATGTTGGCAGACTGGGGCGCAACTGGATCTCTATGTGAGATTTTATGGGGCGTTGCTGAGTCAGCACCAGACACCGGAATCAGCACAGTAATGACAGCTGCATCAGGTGCAACATTTACATTCCAAGTTTTGCCAGTATGGCCATCAGCTGGTGGAACATCACCAGATGCACAAACAGTTTCTCTATCATTCCAAGTAATTGGCGTGCCAGCAGAATCTTTTAGTTAAGAAATAAAACGGGAGCAAACAAATGAAATTAGCAATTACAATTACATACAACTCAGGCGAGGAAGCAACTTATACAGCCCAACCGCCTGAGTGGGCTAAGTGGGAGCAGAAAACAGGAAATATTATCAGCCAAGCATCTGAAAAGATTGGTGTTAATGATTTAATGTTTTTGGCTTATCACGCACATAAGCGCGAAGCAGCTGGTAAGGCTGTCAAACCTTATGAAGCATGGATGGAAACTGTTGCCGATATTCAAGTCGGTGATGTGAACCCAAAAGCCATCCAGTAGGAAGTCTAAGTCGCTTATTGGTGCAGTTGGCAATAGCCACCCAAATACCAGTAAGCGAATGGACTAGCGCAGACGACATATTAACAGCAATTGAGATATTGGAAGGTGACGATAAATGACACAGCCTTCAATAGTCTATGACAAAAAAGAATTAAATCAATTCGCTAAAGTAATTAGAAACATGGGCGATATTGCCAAAGAGGAAACTGCTAAGCGAGTTGGTGCGCTTGCACAAAGAGAGCTTGATGAAATTCGCCGTATTGCTTCATCAAGAGGCAAAGTTGCAGATCGTATTGCTCAAGGCGGTAAAGTAGTTAAAACATCCGTATTGGGTGAAATTAAATTTGGTTTTGCAAGTCAAAAATTTTCAGGTGGTGCAACCACTCAATTTAATACCAGAAACGATCCTAAAGGTAGCCGTCTAGGTATTGGCGCAGCTCATGAGTTTGGATCTAAAAATTACCCACAATTTCCAAGATGGTCAGGGCCGATGTCTAAAGGGCCAGGATCTAGAGGCTGGTTTATTTATCCAACTATTAGACATTTACAACCAACAATTATTAAAGAGTTTGAGGATATAATTGTCGAAATTAGAAAAGAGTTTGTAAATGGCTAGTAATAGTAGAACATTAACTTTAGCGTTAGCAGCTGATATTGATGGCTTGCGTAATGGCTTAAAAGATGCTGAAAAGGTAGTTGATAAATCAGCAGATCAAATTGCAGAATTTGGTAAAAAAGCAGCATTGGCTTTTGCAGCCGTTGGGGCAGCAGCAACCGCATTTGCAGTTTCAGCAGTGAAAGCAGCAGCTGAGGATGAAAAGGGTCGTAAGCAACTAGAACAAACGATTAGATCAAATACTAAAGCTACTGAGGAACAAATATCTGCTATTGATAAATACATCAGCAAACAATCTATTGCAACAGCTACAACCGATGATGTTTTAAGACCTGCATTTAGTAGATTAATTAGATCAACACAGGATGTTACAAAAGCCCAAGAATTACTAAACCTTGCTCAAGAAATAAGCGTTGCCACAGGTAAGCCTCTAGAAGCCGTCACAAACGCCTTAGGAAGGGCTTATGACGGGTCAAATACCGCTTTAGGTAAGTTAGGTCTAGGAATAGATGCAGCCACCCTTAAAAGCCAAACATTTGAGGAAACGACTAAGCAATTACAGGCAACTTATTCAGGATTTATTGCCAATGAAGCTACAAATGCTGAGTTTAAGTTTAAGCAATTAACAATAGCTTTAGATGAAACCAAAGAGTCAATTGGTGCTGCATTATTGCCGTTAGTCAAAGAATTAGCAGATTATTTATTAGCCGTTGCAGTTCCTAACATTGAGGCTTTAGCTGCTGGCTTAATTGGTGAGAATTCAGTTACCGCAGGTGTTACAGCAGCAACTCAGGGCGCATTTGAATTTGGTGAGCAATTAAGATCTGTTATCCAGTTTGTAATAAGCATCAAAGAGGAGTTATTGATATTAGCTGGAGTTATTGCAACAGTATTTGTTACAAATAAAATTATTGCCTTTGTTGCAGCTGTTCAAACCTTAGTTACAGCCATGATTGCTTTAAGAAATGCAGCTACCGCAGCAGCAGCAGCCACAGCATTTGCAACAGGCGGAACATCATTATTGATTGGTGGAGCAGCAGCAGCGGTTGGATTAGGTGCAGTTGGTATTGCAACCGGCGATGTTCCTAAATTCTCAGGTGGTGCGGTATCTGGTAAAGGTGCTCCGGGTCAAACAATTATTAATAACAATATAAGTGTTTCAGCAATTGATGGTGAAGGTGCTGCAAGAGCTGTTGCAAACACATTAAGTTCACAGGCAGAAAGAAGTCGCACAGCATTAAGGCGTGCTGCTATAAGTAACCGATAATGTCAGTTTTTACTCCGGAATGGAAATTAACTGTCGGTGGTGTGGATTATACTGACATAACGATATCTGATGTTCAGCATCAATCAGGTCGCAGCAATATCTATACACAGCCGTTGCCTTCTTATATGCAAGTTACTTTGGTGGCATTAAATAATCAAACTTTACCTTTTGACATAAATGACTCTTTTGATTTACAAGTCAAAGACTCAACAGGATCTTATGTAAGTTTAT